GTTGTCAAACGTGCAGCCATGGGCGCACTCAATAGCCTCTGGACATAGTTTTTGGCCGCTGTCCCTCTCCTCGCAGTGGCTATCCCCCGGCTCCCGTGCAATGCGGGAGCCATCTAATTCATCCCCTGTCGCATGTCGGCAGGCCACATGGGGACTACGGTCCCCGTGATCCCTCCGCTTAACACTCAGGCGTGTGTAGGCCCGGTGAGCCGGTCATACCTTCGCGTTAGCCAAGTGAAAAGCAAACCAACCCTCCCGTAAATCTAACCTTGCAATGAGGAAACCAAAATGGCTAACGCTGTTCCTTCACGCTTGGGTCAGGTCAACGAACTTGGTGCCGTCGACGCATTGTTTCTGAAAGTCTTCAGTGGTGAAGTCATCACTGCTTTCGAGACCATGGTCATCCTGAAAGAACTGACGCGGCAGCGTCAGATTACTTCGGGCAAAAGCGCATCGTTCCCGGCTATCTACAATGCCGGTACCGAGTACCACACTCCGGGTGCTGAGATCAATGGTGAAGCCATTGCTCACGCCGAAGTCGTGGTCAGCATCGACGATCTTCTGATCTCCCATGCGTTCATCGCTGACATCGACGAAGCGATGAATCACTACGACGTGCGGGCACCGTACTCGACCGAACTCGGTCGTGGACTGGCGCTTGCGTATGACAAGAACGTCGCCCGTAACATTATCCGAGCCGCTCGCGGCCCGAACCTGTTTACTGGTGACACTGGTGGTTCGGCTCTCACCGACGCCGACTCTGACACTTCTGCTACCTCACTGGCTGCAACTATCTGGCTGGCGAAGCAGACGATGGAAACGAAGGACGTTCCCGTTGAGTCAACCCCTGTCTACGCAGTTCTCAAGCCTGCCCAGTGGTACCTGCTCGCGCAGGAGCCAACTCTTATCCTGAACCGCGACGTTGACGGCGACGGCTCTTACAGTAAGGGTCATTTCTCGCTGATCGGCGGCGTGTCCGTCAGGAAGTCCAACGCCCTACCTTGGGGTGTTGACGACAGTTCCAACACTGACATTCCGTCAGACTACCGTGTCGACATGTCCACCACTACCGGTGCCGTGTTCACGGAAGCGGCGGCTGCAACTGTCCAGTTGCTCGGTCTGTCCATGCAGAACCAGTACGACATACGGCGTCAGGGTACGCTGTTTGTTGCGCGGTTCGCAGTTGGTCACGGCCCGCTTCTGGCTAAGTGTGGTGTCGAAATCAAGACTGCGTAGTCCGTAGTCACCCTGTACACCGGGGGGAGGCAACCCCTCCTTCCGGTTTTTTCTTTCAATCAAGGAGCATTCAAATGGCCCTTCCCACAATGGCATTACTCAATACTGCCATTAACAATGTCTTCGCCGCTCTGGCCGACCGCAAGATTCGCCCCGGCAATCGCGCTGCGGTTCAGTCCATGCAGGAGATGTATACGGCATTGACGAATGCTTACGATATTGATGTGAACCTCACAGTCTCGGATGCCACTGACGCCGATCTGGGCGTCTTCTTCGTGACGACCGGTGGTCTGCGTGTCGCCCTTGGGCGTGACGCCGCTGTTGGTGACATCTTCTCAGTCAACGGTTCAGGTGACACAACCGACGACGCGCTTGAAGGCGCGAAAGGTTCGGCTGTTGCCGCTACTGACCTCTTTGAGGTAACCAACATTTCTACGGAAGCTGTTGTGTACCTTGGGCAGGTTGGTGACCTCGACTTTACTGGCGAGGAAACTGCTGACTTCGTAAGCATTGGTTCGTAAGAACCTAAAGTAACCCCGAGAGGGAGGCATCCGTCTCCCTCTTTTTTTCTTTTGGAGAAATTAAATGACAGCCCCTACGGCATTCCTTACCGACCTCGACGCAGTCAACATGATGCTGTCCAGCATTGGGCAGGCACCTGTGAACTCGCTCGACGTTACGGGTATCCGCGACGTGAGTATCGCAAGCCTGATACTCGACAACGTGACCCGAGAAGTTCTGTTGCGGGGTCTATCCTTTAACACTGACTACGAATATGAACTCACCCCCGATGGCAGCGATGAAATTGTCATCCCCACGACCTGCCTCAAGCTGGACCCGGTGTACGACACCAAAGACTACGTCATGCGCTGGAACGTCACACGGTCGGCTTTCCGCATGTACGACCGGGAAAACAAGACGTTCACGATCAGTGACACGGTCAAGGTCGACATTACGTGGGGCTTCGAGTTTAACCAAATTCCTTTGGCGGCTCGCAACTACATCGCTATGCGGGCGGCAAGACGATTCCAGAATCAGGCCATCGGCTCAGAGATTCTGTACAAATTCACACAGCAGGACGAGAACGAAGCCCTCGCCGCCATGAAGCGCGACGAGAACTCGAAGGAAGACCTGAACATGCTGCACAGCGGCTCCTTCACGAGCCAGATATTCCAGCGTAGACGCAACCCGTAAGGACAACCCATGAGCCTCATCACACAGACTATCCCGGCGCTGTTCAACGGCGTGTCACAGCAGCCTGCTACGTTGCGGTTGCCGTCTCAGGGCGAGGCACAGATCAACGCTTACGGGACCGTGGTCGATGGATTGCGGAAGCGTCCTGCCATGCAACACGTCGCCCAGGTGTCGTCGTCTGCCATGTCAAGTGGCTTCATCCACAGCATCAACCGTGACACCTCCGAGCGTTACATCGTGGTCATCACTGATGGCGACCTTGAGGTCTACGACCTCACCGGTACGCAGAAGACGGTGAACTTCCCGACTCGCCCGGATTGGGCTGCGACCACGGCATACACCGTGGGTGACTCCGTGTTACCCCTCACTCCGAACGGCTACATGTATCGCTGTACCGTTGCAGGTACCTCGGACGGCTCAGAGCCAACATGGCCTACCACCATCGGTGGTACGGTCGTGGACGACGGTGTGACGTGGCAGTGCCTACAGGACTACCTGTCGTCCACTACGCCGTCCGACGACTTCGCGGCTGTCACAGTGGCGGACTACACGTTCATCGTGAACAAGTCCGTACTGGTCAGGCGCAGAGGTACTGGTACAGACAACGCCCTCCCGGCGCAGCACAACCAGTACGGTGAGGAAATCTGGCGCAACGGCGAACTGGTTGAGGAGCAGTTCTTCAACTCAGAGACCGGCGCACTCACCGGTACGGTGCAAACCTTTTCAGACTTGCCGAAGGCGAGCGACCCCGCCCCACCGAGTAATGGGGACATCTACAAGATAGCGGGGTACGACCAAGATTCCTTCGGCGTTTATTACGTAGTCCGCACAGGCGGCGTGTGGGAGGAGACGGTAAAGCCCTCCCTCAACAACGCCCTCGACGAGTTCACCCTGATTCACGCCCTCGTGCGTAACACTGGTGGTGACTTCACGTTCAAGCCCTTCAAGTGGGCAGTGCGCAGAGTAGGCGACGACACGACCAACCCCAAGCCCACGTTCCTTGGTCGCACGATCAACGACGTGTTCTTCTACAAGAACAGGCTCGGGTTCGTAGCCGACGAGAACGTCATCTTCTCCGGTGCCGGTGACTTCGGCAACTTCTGGAGAACCACGGTGACGGACCTGTTGGACTCCGACGTGGTCGACGTTGCGGTATCACACACCAAGGTGTCGATACTCAACTACGCCGTACCCTTCAACAACAACCTGATGCTGTTCGCAGATCAGTCACAGTTCTCCCTCAACGTAGACCAACTGCTCACACCGACCAGTGTGTCAGTTGACACGGTGACGGACTTCGAGATGAACGTCAGGGCGCGACCGGTAGGTATCGGCAACGACATCTACTTCGTGACCGAGACGGGCAGCTTCTCCCGCATACGCGAGTACTTCGTGCAGGAGGGTGACGCTAACTCGACGGACGCTGCGGACGTTACAGCACACGTCCCTGAGTTCCTACCGCAGGGTGTCTATAAGCTCGCGGGCAACGGAAACGAGGACGTACTGTTCGCTATCTCCGACAACTCCGGGGACAGGAACAAGCTGTACACGTACAAGTTCTTCTGGAACGAGGACGGCAAGGTGCAGAGTGCGTGGTCGTACTGGGAGATTGAGGATGCAGGTAACACCAAGATACTTCACATCGAAGTCTTGGAGCATGAACTGTATCTCCTCATCCAGCGAGACGACGGAACCTTCCTTGAGAAGGTGAACCTACAGTCCGGCGCAGTGACCGGCTCCCTGACCTTCGAGGTTCTCCTCGACAGGCTCACGTCCGTCACTGGCACATACAGTGCTGGCCCTGACTACACCGAGTTCGTGATTCCGTATGACGTACAGGATCAGGCGAACTTTAAGTTGGTCAAGGGTGCAGCCTTCACAGATGCCAAGGGACAGTTACTCGACACCACGGCTTACACATGGGTGGATGACACACATGTGCGGGTGCCGGATGACCAGACCGCAGGCGTCGTGTGGATGGGGCAGAACTACGACATGGAGTACACATTCTCCGAGCAGTTCGTCCGCAATGGCGAGAAGGCAGTGACCACTGGTCGCTTCCAGCTTCGCACGTTCACGCTCTACTTCCACGACACGGCATTCTTCAACACATCAGTGGCTCCGTATGGAAACGATCCCTTGGTGGAAGATGTTGTCCCCGCTTCGCTGTCTGACTTCACTGGCAAAAACCTGGGAGAGGCATCACTTGTCACAGGTGAGCCTGTCTTCCATACCGGACAGTACGCCTTCCAAATCTACGGAAACTCCCGAGTCGCCGTAGTCAAGCTAACCAGCCCTACCCACGTACAGAGCAAATTCGACCAAGCAGAAGTCGAAGGCTTCTACACGAATAGGGCACAAGCACGGTAATGGCTTGGTTCGCCCAACGAGGAGCGAACGGTAAACGAATTGGCCCCTTTGTCACAGCCAAGGATTGCTACCGGGCAGTACTGGTAGCTATAGGAGAGAACCCCAATGACGGATTTGATAGAAGTGACAGAGGTGTCGAGTTGGCACTGTGGCGTACTCGCACGAACAATGCGAGCCGCAGACCAGCAAGAGGTTTGGGCATCAAGCGGGAAGGAACCCCTCGAAGCCCTACGCGAGTCAGTTGAGGCGTCGAGTCACTGCTGGACTGGCTTAAAGAACAAGGTGCCTGTCGCTATGTTTGGTGTCGCCCCCTTCATGGAAGGTAGTGACGAGATTGGCATAGCGTGGCTCCTTGCTTCTGACGAACTCTACACCTTCCGTAAAACAGCGAT